GTTATCTACAATTTCTTTTGCTCTATTTTGATCAGAAGCCATCAAAGCTTTCTTAACATTTTCTTCATCAAACAATTCTTCTGTCAATCCACCTCTAGGACTGAAAGGAGCTCTAATATATTTGTCCAACCATCTTGCAAATCGAGAATCACTATAAGCTAAGTCTTTGCCTCTTGATGCTAGAAGCTTGGCGCTTTTACCAATACCATAAACAAAAGGTGTAAAAGCTATTGACTCAGATCCAAACTTTAATCTGTTGACTAATCTTCTAGCAGCATCCTCTCTACCATAAGACTCGTTTCTATCTAATTGTGTTGGACCTCCTTCAAACATATCTCCAAAGGTTCCTATCTTTTCAACGTCAGCAACAAAAGCCTCACCGGCTGCACCACCCATTATACCCACAGCAAACCTTGGCACTCTTGCTTTTTGATTTAATTCTTTGGCTTTATCTAATGCATTACTTAATTTAGCTCTGTCTGCTTTATTTTTAAAACTAGCAAAAGCGTTTGTACGTTTTGCTTTTATTGCTCTTGCTGTCATGTTTCTTGCAAGTTTGTTAGCTGCTTTAAATCCTATCGCACCTGGCACTCCTACTTGAATTAATGCTTCGGTAAGTCTTCCTAATCCATTTTGTTCAGCAACTTCTTCAAAGGGATTTAAGTTATCAAAAAATCTATCTACATCGCCTGCAAGATTTGTATCTGCGCCAAGATCAATAAGTTCTGCTGCTAAAGAAAACACACCTTCAGGTACTTTGATTATACCTGATGCAATACCTGCTGCAACAGATGTGTACCAAGATCTATCATTGTCTGTTTCTGTTTTAGTAAGAGGTAGAAATTCTTCTGCCATTTAACCTCCTATATATCTAAATCATCCGGTCTTGTAAAATCAGGAAGAATCTCTTTTAATGTTTTTGGTGGTTTTGTTTTTTGTCCAAATAAACCTGATGCTGGTTTTTTCGGATCTATTTTTTTAGCTTCTTCAGCTGCAGAATCATATGTAGCTATATCAACAATTTGTACTCCAAAACCACCACCTACTTTTTCTCTAATTTGTTTAAATTTACCATCTGTTATATCGTAGTATATCTCACCTTTTTTCTTCTTATTTAAATAAGTTTTAGAGTTAATATCTCCGTGTCTATCACCACCCACTAAACCTTTAAAACTTTCACCAAACACTTCTTTAGCTCTAGTTTGTAAACCAGATTTTTCATAATTAGTTCTATTTTGAGCTTGTGTTAAATCACCTTCGTATAAATCTAAAAAGGTTGGAAGTAAATTAAGAGAGTCTTGAGCTTTCATTTGACCTAGTTCTCTTTTTAAATCTCTTTCAGCCATACTCTCACCTAATTCAATAGCAGCTAATTTTCTAGCTTCTTCTCTACCTCTAGCATCTCTTCTACTAGCTAAAAGATTTTGCACGGGTCTATCAGCTGCAGCAACTATATTTCTTAAAGTTCCTCCAGGTAAAGCACTTGATGCTAAAGATGGTCCGTAAGTTAATAAAAAATCTGTTAGTGGATCTCCTTTTTGAACAGGGCCTAATCTTTCTGTAATTATTTTTTCAGCCTCGTCATAAACGTTTCCTTGTTCTGCATAGTTTTGTCTAGGTGCAATGTTTTCCATGATACCTGTCATGGCTTCTCCACCTTTTCTAAACATTGGTCTTTTAAATATTTTCATTAACTAAACGCCCTATATATTCCTGCTAGCGTCGCTCCCGCTCCTAAAGCTGTTTGTGCTAAACTTGGAACTACAACTTGGTCTTGAGTTGTTTGACCAGGATAGCCAGCTATTAAAGAAGATACACCTTGTCCTAGAGCTTGCGCTGCAGTTAATGGTTGATTTAATTGTTGTTGTGCTAATTGTTGTTGTGCTGTTAAACCTGCTTGAGCTTGTGATTGTTGTAAACCACCTAAAGTAGTTAATCCAGAAATTTCTCCAGCGGCTAATTGTGGAGCTAATTTTGCAAGACCTATTTGATTACCTAATGCTTGTTGTAATGCTGTTTGTGCTTGTTGAAATCCTTGTTGTTGTAACTGTGCTTGTAATGCTGCTCGGTTCCTGTCGCTTGTTGCTTGGAACTCGGCTAATTGCACACCTTCTCTACCACCACCAAATGCACCAGCACCAATAGCTTTTGCTCTTAATGCAGGTAAACCTTTTGCAGCCTGCACATCAAATTCTCTTAACGTAGTATCAATAACATCTTGTTGATATGGTGACTTAAATTGTGAAACTAAACTTTGTAGCTGAGCCCCTGAAGTAGGTGCCAGACCTGCTGCTGTTTGTAAAAAAGGCGCAAACGATCCTAATCCACCAGCTTTAGCGATTGCATCTTGAGTTAATTGTCCTTGCGCTGCAACAAACTGTGGACCAAAAACTTTAGCTAGGTCAGCTGTTTTAAATTGTCCAACTGCTTTTTGTAGTTCATCTAAAAAATTTTTACCCGCAGCTTCAATAAATGGTGCCGGTCTTGTTATCGATGATACTGTTTCTGTTGCCATTATACTACTTTACTCTCTAATTTTTTCATGGTGTCATACATAACTTGAGCACCTTTATTAATATTCCCACCGCCAGCTGCTCTTACAGCGTCAGCAGTAAATACAAATTCATTGTTTGAAAGCATCGCTGGGATGTCATCTGCCTTCTCTTTTATACCAACTGGTTGAATAAATCCACCTGTTTCTCTTAAATCTAATTCTTTTACCCCTGCTTTATTCTGTCTTACTGGTAGGCCTTCGATGCCTGCTGCCATTTCTACTTTCTCATCAGTGCCCATGGCATAACCTATTCTACCACCCATAGCTCTATATTCTGCTGTGTTTTCTTGTACAAACTGAAATACCTCTTCATCCGTAGCATTAGGATTTAAATTTTTATATCCTCTTGTTAAATAACCAGTTAATGAGTCTAAGTCTACTTCAGCGTTTGGATCACTAGAATCTAATCCACCTGCTTCTGCTGCAGCTAATGCAGCTGATCCTAAAGACCCTATTGCAAATGAAGCTAATGTACCTTGTCCTTTTTTACTTAATCCAAAACTTGGTAAACTCATACCCTCAAAGAAACCTTTTACTTTAGGTCCACCATAATACAATGCAGCGGCAGCCAATGCTGCTTTTCCTAAATCTGATTTAGCTACACTTTTAACACCTTTAGCTACACCTTTAACAACACCTTTAATACCTTTACCTACAGACTTAACTAAACTACCTAGACCATATTGTGCTCTACCACCATCGGCCATAAACTTAGATCTTAATCTTTGAATCTCTTCATCTAATAATTCTAATTCTGAGTCTGTTAGATCTTTTAATTGTTTACCAAACATCTCCATGGCCATATCATTCTTTTCAGACATGGGATCTAAATAACCAGCCATCATTTGATTAGGTCTTAAATCACCTTTTAATATAATATTTGGTGCACCTGCTTCGAATTCTTTTGCTTGTATAGTATCTGTTATTGCCATAATTTTGTCTAAATTTAGTTTAAGGGCAGGCGTACTTATCCTGAAATATCACACTTTATTTGATTTTTTACTTATCGTCAATAGCTGGTTTTAGGTTGTCAAAGAACCTGCCGCAGTATTGGTGCTCACCTACATGAGTTATATAATCCATAATATATAGATATACTTTGCCCCCCATATCTGTCCATCTTTGACAAAAACCAAAGTCTTCACCAAAGTAGCGTTTAGTTTTAGGGTCATGAATAGTGTCAAAAAAGTTATAAAAATTTTCTTTTGTAACCTCTTTTCCATTAATATTTGTAGGCTGATATATCTTTAATTCAGGATATTGTTTTATCATGTCTTGTAATACTTTTCTTTTTATAAGCATGCATCCCGTAGGAGCATGCGTAGCCTCAACGATTCCATGGTTAGATTGTATGTAATTTTGATCTTCTAGTTTTATAGGAAAAGTATACCCTGGTCTTTTAAGTTGATCTTTATCTTTTGCTTTATCTTTTTCTTGAAATATTTTATCCCAATCTAAAGACTTCATTGGGTATGGACAGGCAATAACATCTTTGTCTGCTTTTAACATTGTCTCTATAGTTTGAAAATTAAAATCAATATCTGCATCTATAAATAATAAATGTGTGTAACCGTCTTCGTGATTTAACATTTCTGCTACACATAAGTTTCTACCTTGAGTAACTAAAGAAGATTGCATTAGTGTAAAGCTAACTAACATATCTCGTAGTATACAATCTTGTTGAAATTTTAATACTGCTTGGGTGTAGTGCATAGAAACGTTACCATGCACAGGTGTGCATACCATTATTCTATGAGGTGATTTTTTTCTATCAGGTGATAAATCTATTACTTCCACGTTTTTTTCTTTGTTGAACCATATAGGTTTATTTGGATTTTGCACTAATAACTCCTTTTAAAAAAGTGGTCCACTGCATAGCTATTTTATTCCAGTTATAATAAATATGTGCATATCTAGATTGAGAATCTAAATGATCGTGTATTTGTTTTTGATCAAGAGTATATGATGCTTGTTCTATTCCAAAACCAAACTTTTGTGCCATGGCTCTGTGATTAGTATCATATGGTATATACATAGGGAACTCTGCACCTGTTTCATATAGAGCACCAAAGTCACTCACAATACAATATAAACCTGCAGCCATACATTCAAGTAAAGATATACAAAAAGTTTCTTCAAATATACTTGGATAAACATACATATTATAATTTTTTAAATTATCTTTTATGTATTGATTAGATTTGTAGCCTATGTAATTTACATTAGGTAAAGCTTTTGCTTGCTCGTAAAGTTCTGTATAGTTGTGATCGTTAGCTGTATAAAAATCTTTTCCATAAACTTCTGTAGAAGAATACACATCTAACGTTACCAAAGGATTTTTTACTAATTGCATTGCACCTAATAATACAGATAAACCACGCCAAGGTGTGTTTTGATGTATTATTTTTATAGGTTGACCTTTTACATATGGTTTAGCCTGTTCTATTTTATCAATACCATTCTTAATAACTACACATCTATTAGTTGGTATATTAAAATTGTATCTAAATTTTTCATATGTCCAGTGTGAATTAAAAACATACCAATCATACTTATTATGATTAGCAGGATTTTTAAACCAAGGAGCTAAATTAGGTTGATCGTAAGAATTTTTTTGCCAAAGTATATTTGGTTTAGTTGGATGCAATGGTATTTTTTCTGGCACTGAAGTGCATATCTGCACTTGATCTAATAAATTTTTATCAACGTGCTGTTCTAAATACTCAAATTGTAATTCTGTTCCGCCCTTAGGGTTTTGATTTGTTGTTTTCATTTACTACTTTCTGAAACATTTCTAGACCTTTATTAGTAACCTGCACGGTGACGTCTTGCACAATATCAGGTCCTTCTTTCTTATCTTTATAAATCTCTCCGGTCTTTGTATTTCTATATGTTACGATTGTTGTACAATCTATTTTTGGTAAATTATCCGTTTTCATTCTCTCTATTTATTAAAGCAAAACTTATCAGGCCTTGTATCTTATTACTACCTGTAGCTGCTTGCACAGTTATAGCATCACCTGCCTCTAAATTCAAGCCTTGAGGTGAAGCGTTTACTTGCGATTTAGCAGCGACATCGTCTCTAAAAAATTCGTATTCAGTGCTTGAATCAGATGAATCAACAAAATTCATGTTTACTAAAATAGCTGAGGAAGCATCGTTGTTTGCAACATAAACACTTTTAACTATAAGTGTTCCATCCGTAGGGCAAGTGAGCACGGTAGTTTTACCTGTACCAGATTGTTTAAAACCTTGATTCTTATAAAATATACTCATGATAAAAAATAATTAAATGTATCTTGTTCATTTTTTAAATCTTTTTGAAAAGAAAAATTTAATTGATTTTGTAATGTAGTTAAAGATTCCAATATCTGTCTTTGATTTTCTACATCGTATTCTGGTTTTGGATCAGGTATGTAATTAGTTATCTTTGCCATAATTAATAATTAGCCGCGTCGGCTCCTCCTCCTGGCGCTCCTCCAGATGCTCCTGAAGTATCTTTAGGACCAGTGTCTGTATTACCATTTCCATCAAAATCTCCTCTATCAATTCTTGATTGTAGATCTTTAATAGATCCTCTTCTTGCAGCATCTTCTCTTGCTCTTTTGTCTCTCATTCTTTGTGCAAAGTCTGCAAGAGTTGTTGATCGTCTAAAAGTATCTAATGTTGTATCACCTCTCAAACCAACACCTCCTCTTATTCCTGGAAAACCACCTGCAAGACCTGCTATTCCTCCAAATATAGGATTAATTGTACCTAAAAAAGCTTGTGCTATTTTAGATCCTCTTACTTTATTAAATAAACTTTGTATTCCACTTCTAATTGTACCTGTTTCTGGAAATTGTTCGTAATACTCTTCTTCAAGACCTGCATCATCTGTATCACCTAAAAGGGCAGCTTGATCACTAGTAAAAAGACTTGCTTGAGGAGTATTTGTAATACCCGCTATATCTGACATATTAGGCCTATCAAAAGAACTAATTTGATTTGATCGTAAAGAAGCAAACATATCAAGGTCATCAGGTTGTGCTGCTCCTGCTTTACTCATACTAAGTGTATTACTTAAAAAATTACCTAGTTTTTGAAAAAAACCTGTTTGTTGTTTTTGTTTTTCGGCGGCATCTATAATAGCTTGTGCTTCTGCTCTAAGAGTAGGATCATCACTATTTGCCATGACGTTTAACGTCTTATCTGAGATACCACCCATTCTATATCCACCTAAGTTTAAATCCACTATCTTCTCCCATCCGGTTGTGCATCAAGTCTAAAAGTTCCATATCTCCAACTTTCACCCGTAGCATCATTTTCTATTTTAATAGATACCAATCTACCTCTAGCTCTAGTATCCACTTTATCAGTAGTTGAAGTTATTGTAAAGGGACCTAGTGGTGAGCTTACAGCTACGTCGTCTGGATAAGAACTAACAAATAAAGTTACTTTAGCGTTGCCTGTTTGATATTTAAAATCAGGAATAAATCTTCTTACAGCCATAAAAAATTCTCCATCTCCTCTGTAATCTGCAATACCAGTTGCCTGACCTAAAGCACTTCTTCTAGATGTAATATCCCAATCTCCAGATCTAATAAATGCAGGTATAGCTGTTGTGCCTGAGCTGTTCACTTGATCCGTTCCTTGTTCATGCTCGTAATAAATAGAAGCACCATGTAGATTAGTTATTCCTAATATATCAGGAAACACAGGTGTAGAGGTG